CATAGGTCGCGGGATCGGCGCCGCTGGGCTGTCGCTGCGGCGCAACGCACAGTCGATAACCGAGTGCACATCGAGGTCGGCCCGGTACAAGAGGGGTCGCACACCGACGTGGCCGAATATCTGGTCGACAAGATCGCCCAATGGAACCCGTTGGCCCTGGTGATGGATCGGCGTTCGTCAGCTATGGCGTTGGAGCCGTTATTGCTTGACGCCGGCATTGAACCGACGATCACGAACTCGACGGATTTAGCTTTGGCGTGCGGAGGTTTCCTTGACGATGCCCTCTCGGGGATGCTGTCGCACAGCAACCAGCAAGTGTTGACCAGCGCGGCATCTAACGCACGGAAACGTGAACTTCCCGGTGGCGGGTTCGCGTGGCATGAGGACGCCGAAGGGTCAACGACCGCCCCACTGATCGCCGCGACGTTGGCGCACTGGGCTCTGATTTCGATAGCGAAACCACCGACAGGCCCACGATCAGCCCCCGTGGTGGAAATAACTAACCCTGCAACTGAACTTGATGTCTTTGCGGCTTTCTAATGAAAGGAGGCAACTGTGGCTAAATCGCCTCCCGTGACTGAACGTGGCTACGTCAATCCGCTCGGCGGAATCATGTCGGGCTGGTCCCAAGACGGCAACCAGTTTGAAACGAACGACGACCTGCTGTGGCCTCGTTCCATTCAAACCTTTACCCGCATGGCCCGCGACGACTCGCGGCTGTCATCCATTTTGCAGGCCGTGTCGTTGCCAATCAGGTTGACGTCGTGGCGCATTGATTCGTGCGGGGCGTCCGAAGAGGTCACCAAGCATATTGCCGAAGATTTGGGTTTACCTATCGTCGGTGAGGACGACAGTTACACCCACCGCCGCTCCAAGGGCAGATTTTCGTGGGGCTCGCATCTACAACAGGCGTTGACGTACCTGCAATTCGGGCACTCAATCTTTGAAACGATCTACCGTGTCGACAACGGCCGCATTCACTTGGCGAAACTCGCCCCGCGCCCGCAATCCACAATCGCTTGGTGGAACGTGGCCCGCGACGGCGGCCTGATCAGCATTGAGCAATGGCCAGCAGGGTTGTTTGTCACACCCGGGTTGAGTGTGTCATCGCCCGCAGGTGGACGGTCAGCAATCCCGATCAACCGCCTGCTGGTGTATGTGCGTGACCCCGACCCTGGTGTGTGGCACGGCAACTCCATCCTGCGGCCGGCCTACAAAAACTATGTGCTTAAAGATGAGCTGCTGCGCATTGAGGCTGCTGCTGCTCGACGCCACGGCATCGGTGTGCCCGTGGCCTGGGCGCCACCGGATGAGTCCAATGACCCTGAGCGGGGCGCGGAATATCAGCAAGCAGCGTCGGCATATCAGGGCGGATCTAGTGCCGGTATCGGATTGCCGGCCGAAGCGCGCTTTGAAATCTTGGGGCCGACGGGCGCCCCGATGGATCCTCGGCGGGCAATTGAGTACCACGACCACCAGATGGCGTTGGTGGCGTTGGCTCACTTCCTGAACCTTGACGGCAAGGGCGGCTCCTATGCCCTAGCTAGCGTGCAGCAGGACACGTTCGTGCAGGCTGTGGGGGCTGTTGCGGAAAACATTCGCGAGATAGCGCAAGCGCATGTCATTGACGACATCGTTGACTGGAACTACGGGGAAGACGAGCCCGCCCCGCGGCTGGTCTTTGATGCTATCGGTTCCCGCCAGGACGCCACGGCGGTCGCTATGCAGCAGCTTGTTGCTGCTGGCTTGCTGACACCGGATACGAAACTGGAGTCGTTTGTTCGACAAATGACGGGGCTTCCGGCATCAGAGTCTTACACCGAGGAAGAAGCAGGCGAAGAAGAAACCGACGTTGGGCAGGGCGTCGAACCGCCGCCGCAAACACTGTCCAATAAGAACGATTTGAGGTTGTTTGATGTTTGAGCAAGGCTTCGCAATTACCAACAGCAAAAAGGGTTCAGCGGAAGTGCTGATCTACGACGACATCAACTCGGCCACGTCAGGGCCGTTCGTCCGGGCACTGAACGACTTGAAGGCCGACACGATCACTGTCCGTATCAATTCCTCGGGCGGCAACGTGTTCGATGCGATTGCGATGAGCAATGCGCTGCGCGACCACCCAGCCCACGTCACCACGGTCGTTGACGGGTTAGCGGCGTCGGCAGCATCATTCATCGCCACTGCTGGCGACGAGGTTGTGATGAACCGCAACTCCGAGATGATGATTCACAACCCGAAAGCTGCCACCGCTGGCGGTTCCACCGACATGCGGCAACTCGCTGACCGCCTCGACGCTGTGCGAGACAACATCGCGTCCATGTATGTGTCCCGTGCCGGCGGCACAGTGGAGCAGTGGCGTGAGGTGATGGCCGCCGAAACGTGGTATAGCGCCGAAGAGGCTGTTGCTGCTGGCCTCGCTGACCGGGTATCAGACCAGCCCGCCGTCACCAATTCCTACGACCTGTCGACGTTCACTTACGCTGGCCGATCCAACGCACCTCAGCCCCTTAATGTTCAGCCCATCCACCCCACCGACTCGGGCTCCGAGTCATCACCTAGAAAGGAAGGTGTGGCCATGCCCACCTTGCACGCGGGGCTCGCGGAGCTGTTCGGTGTTTCCACCGACGCTGACGACGAGACCATTCTGACCGCAGCGAAGGACGCTCTCGAGGAGCGCACCGCCGCTGAGGAACCCGCCGCCCCGGCGGAACCGACCATTGAGCAGGCGGCAGCCATCGCGGCGAAGTCCGGCCTGACCTTGGTCAACTCCGAAACCCTCGCAGCGTTGCAGGATCAGGCCCGTGCGGGCGCTGAGGCGCGCGCGTTGCAGGTCCGCGAATCGTTTGAGCGGATCGTTGACTCGGCCGTCTCTGACGGTCGGATCGCCCCGGCCTCTCGGGATCACTGGCTGACGCAACTCGCGGCCGACCCCGAAGGCATCCAGAACGTGATCTCGGCACTTCCGGCCGTCATCCCGGTGACCGAGTTCGGTCACGCCATCACCAACGAAGCCGACGACGACGACAGCCTCTACGGGCGTCTGTTCGGCCTGAGCGCAAAGGACGCCTCACATGCCTGAGTATTCCCCTCTCTTCAAGCCGGGCGCCGAGTTCACTCGACTCACCTCGGCGGCCGTCACTGGCGGCCAGGTTCTCATCGTGTCCGGTGAGAACACCGTGGCAGCATCCTCGGCGGCCTCCGCTGCCGTTCTCGGTGTGGCCGGCTTCGACGCCGCTAGCGGCGACTACGTCACGGTCATCACTGCTGGTGTCGTCAGCTTGGCTGCCAGTGGCGCGATCACTGCCGGTGCTTCCGTCGCGGCAGCGGCGAGCGGTGCAGTTGCCGCCCACTCGGGCACCAACTACAGCACCATCCTCGGGGTTGCGCTCGGCGCAGCCGCCAACAACAAAGTCCTCGTCAAGCTGACGCTGGGCTGACCGGCACACACGAAAGCAGGAGACAGAAATGCCGTACACCTATCCCCCCGCAGCCCCAACGCTGTCGGGTGACGTTTTATCCATCAACCGGTTCCTGGCGAACCCGACGTTGGTGGCCCGCCGGCTGCGTACCCTCGCTGAGCAGCGGTTCATCTCCGATGCTCTGCTCACGCAGCGTATGCAGGCTCAGGGCGGTTCCGTGCTGTACGAAACCGGGGAGTCGATCTACACCGACACCGCCCCGGATGGTGTCAGCCCCGGTGCGGAGTACCCGCGCACCGCGGTCAGCCACGGCACAGCGTCGCTGGCGAAAACCACCAAGTGGGGCTCGGACGTCGAGGTGACCGACGAAGCCATTTCACGGCAGTTGATCAACCCCGTCGACCGCGCGTTTGAAAAGCTCGTCAACCACATGGTGAAGACGGTCGATGGTGTGTCGATGTCTGCGATCAACTCGGCCATCACCCAGACCAGTGCGTGCATCGCGCCGTGGAACGGTTCTGGTTCGGCGCCGCAGATCCTCCGCGACGTCGTGCGGGCGAAGGCGAACATCACCAAACTCAATCAGGGCTTTGAGCCGGACACCCTGGTCATTGATGATGCGACCTACGCCAACTTCCTGTCCGACACTGCTATCGCTGGGCTCCTGCCCCGTGAGCAGACCAACACCCCCGTGCAGACCGGTTCGTATCTGGTCGTCGCGGGTCTGCGCGTTCTGGTTTCGCCGAACGTTCAGAGCGGCGGCACCAGCGGTGCTATCGCATTGGTGCTGGATTCGCGGGCGTTGGGTGGCATGGCTGACGAGAACATCGGCGGCCCGGGCTACGTGTCAGCGAACGGTGTTGGTGTGCAGGCCAAAACGATCCGCCAGGACGAGGCCGACAAATGGCTGCTGCGGGCCCGCCGCGTCACCGTGCCCATCGTCTTGGAGCCGTCCGCGGCTTGGAAGATCACGGGCGTAGCCAACGTCAACGGCAGCTAATGCCGGCGTATCGGGTGAGCGCCCCCCTCGTGTTGGTCCGAGACGAGGCGGGCCGCACCCACCACTGCTATGAAGGTTCAGTAGTAGATGTG